AAACAGGAAGGCCGGATTGATCATCGCCACGGTCATATTCACGCGCTTCACGGCGGCGGATCCGAGCTTGTAGTTGATTACTCAAAACTGGACAGAAAAGATGTTGAGCAATTACGGGAAATCATTGCGAAGTCAATTGGCGGATCCGCGAAACTACCAGCCGGACTTCTCGGCTCCGGATCCGAGTCCAAGACTTCCAACGGTTGATGAATTAGATAAACACCTTGCGGAAGAGTATCTGATTCACTTCGAGCGTCAGGCTTGGGGGATCCTCGAGCCAGCGCAGGACCTCGTTGACGGTTGGCATCTCGAGGCGATCACCGATCATCTTGAAGCCGTGCTCCGCGGGGAGATCCTCCGGCTCATCATAAACATACCGCCCCGCTTCACGAAGAGTCTCACAACCTCGGTTATGTTCCCGGCTTGGTCGTGGATAAAAAGGCCGTCTCTGCGCTTCCTCTGTATCAGTTACGCGGAGAGCCTCTCGATCCGGGACAGCGTCAAGACCCGGCACCTCATCCAATCTCATTGGTATCAGGAACGCTGGGCCGATCGTTTTCAACTCAGCGGCGATCAAAATCAAAAGATCCGCTTCGAGAACGACAAGATGGGGCAACGGATCGCGACGAGTATCGACGGCGTGGGCACGGGCGAAGGCGGGGACGGGATCCTGATCGACGACCCGCACAATATCAAGAAGATTGAAAGCGACACCGACCGCGAAAGCAAGATCCAGTGGGCGGACGAGGTCATGCCCTCCCGGCTCAACGACCCGAAGCGGGGATTCATAATCGTCATAATGCAGAGATCTCACGAACGGGATCTCACCGGGCACTTCATAGCGAAGAACGCCGGATATGAACACCTGTGTCTCCCGATGGAGTATAGTGAAAACCGGGTCCGGACGTCGATCGGCTTCGAGGATCCGCGCTCCGAGCCGGGGGAGCTTCTCTGTGAAGAGCGGTTCGACCGGAAGGCGACCGACAACTTGAAGCGGGATCTCGGCCCGTCGGCGTACGCGGCCCAGTACGACCAGAGGCCGACTCCGAAGAAAGGCGGGATCATCGACACAACGAAGTTTCAGCGATACCGCGTCCACCCTCCTCTCGAGGCCGTGCCGGAAGGCGGGAAGGATCCCCAGCCAACGGGGAAGATCCGACTCAGTATCGATACCGCGTACAAGCCGGATCAACTCAACGACCCGTCGGTGATCGAGGTCTGGTTTGAATACCACTCTAATCACTACCTGCTCGAAGTATGGAAAGAGCGGGTCAAATACCCGGCGTTGAAGATCGCGGTCGCCAACATGGCGGCGAAGTGGGGGAAGTTCGTGAACGAAGTATTGATTGAGGATAAAGCCTCGGGCCAAAGTCTGATTCAGGATCTCCGCGAGGCCCGGGACTTCCCTTGGCCCATAATCGCGATGGAGCCGGGACAGGATAGCAAAGTCATCAGGATGGAGACCGAATCACCGATGATTGAAGGCGGCAAGGTCTATATACCGGAAGAGGGAACCGCGGCGTGGTTGTTCGACTTCGAGACGGAGTGCGTGAACTTTCCCCGGGGCGCGAACGACGATCAGGTGGACGCAATGAGTCAATATTTAAAACGAATTAGATCTGCCCACGGCTTGGCCGTCGTGCGGTGGGCGTAGGGAGAGCGGAATGAGCGAAGTGACATTGTATGACGGGTACGGTCGGGAGATCCTCCGGGGAGAGAGTCTCGTGACGAAGAGGTCGTTGGCGTTCAGCGAGATTATAAAGGAGAAGATGCCGACCCCGAAGTGGACTCAGTGGACCGTGAAGAAAGCCGTGAAGGAGGGGTTGCGGTCCTCGGTCTGGATCTTCCGGAGCTTCGGCCTGATATCCGGATCCGCGGCGGGGGTCCCGTTCCGCGTCGTGTACGGGGAAGACGAAGAACCATTGGAGAAACACCCGCTCAACGACGTCCTCTCCCGGCCAAATAATCAACTCAGCAGGAAGGATTGCTTCACCCTGATTTATCAGTGGCTGTTGTTAACCGGGATTGCGTACTTTTACAAAGGACCACCGATGGCGGCGATCCCCGGCACGTTCCCGCTCTGGCCCGTATCGCCGGACCGGATCGCGCCGATCCGCTCGAAGGATATCGAACTCATGATTGAGGGATACGCCGCCGCCGAGGACAAAGACAAACCGAGAGCCGTGATCAAGTACAAAACGGAAGAGATCATTGCGTTCAGGATCATGGACCCGGCGAACCCGCTCGACGGGATCTCCCCGCTCATGGCCGCGGCCCGGATAATTGACACCGACAACGAGATGCAGAACTTCAACAAGGCCGCGATGCAGAACCGGGGCGTTGTCGAAGGTTTCATTGCGTTCAAACTCCCGCTGACTCAGGATCAACTCGACGTTCAGGCCGAGGCGTGGAGGGAACGAAACACCGGAACGAAACAGGCCCGCACAACGGCGTTCCTCGGTAATCAGGCCGAGTACCACCGCACAAGTCTGACCCCGGCTGAAGCCGACTTCGGTCAGAGCCGCAAGGATAACCGCGACGAGATCCTGTCCGCAGTCGGTACTCCGCCACAGCTGGTCGGCGCGCAGGAGGCAAGCACGTACGACAATTTCAGGGTGTCGGAGATAATCCACTGGCGCAACACGATCGTTCCGCTCATCGGTATCGTCTCCGACGCGTTGACGTTCTTCTTCACCGTCGTGGATCCGATCCTGAAGGAAGGGGAAGTCATCGCGCCGGACTTCTCCAATATTCAAGCCCTGCAACAGAACTTCAAGGACAAGACACAAGCCGCGGAGAAGCTCTTCAAGATGGGCGTCCCGGTCAAGACGATCTCCGCCATGCTGAAGCTCGGCATCGACGAGTTTGAAGGCTGGGATCTTCCCTTCAACGGAAAGGACGTCAAGATCAACCCGGCGACCGGACAGGCGACGACCGTCGGCGAAGCGACCGGGGGAGAAGACGTTGACGGAGGAGGAGTCAAGAAGGCCGAGGGAGAAGACGAAGAACGAGCGCGGCCAGTGCTCAAGAAATGGGAAACCCGGGCGAAGGATCTCGAAGGCGAAGCCGCGGCCCGGGAGAAGATCGCGGAGAAGCGCGCCAAGCCAATGGCGAAGATCCTCCGCCGGGAACAGGACCTGTTGAGCGAAGTGCTGAAGGATAGCGACGACGCCGCAGACGCCGTGACCCGGCTATTCAAGGAGGACGATCCATTTGGCACGAACGAGGACTGGGAGAAGGAATTGGGGAAAGCCGCCCGGGAGGGAGGACTTCACTCCGGGAAGAACATCGTGATCGAGTCCCGGAGTTTTGAAGACGACCTCGCCAAAGAGATCGACGCCGCGCTGGCCAATGAAGGCGTCATCCTCGTGGAGCGATCCCGGATCGCGCAGACCACGGCCCAGATCATCGTGACTCAGGTCGCCGACGGTCTCGAGAACGGGTTGAGCATAGCTGATATTGAGAAAGCGATCGCCGACACCGGGGCGTTCAGTCCGGAGAGAGCGTTGAGGATATCGAGGACGATCACGGGGACGGGATCGAGCCTCGGTCAATTGAGTGCCGCGACGATGAGCGGAGCCGGGAAGAAACGCTGGGTCACGTCCGGGTTCGGCGTTCGGGATCTTCACACCGAGAGGGAAGGCGACGAAGCCCCGATTGACGGCGTGTTTAAAAGGATACAGAGTCCCAACGGCGTGTATCCGCGATACCCTCTTGACCCCGATATCGCGGCGGAGGATCGGATCAATTGCCGTTGTTCAATGGACTTTTCATAGTAAACAAAATGCCGAGGCCAAGATGAAAAACGTCTTTCGAATATACAATGAAAAAGAAGGGGTGCGAAAAACAGGACCGCTGTCCGGAGCTTCACGTGGAACTGGCCATGCGGAAATATTGGGAAGAGGAGTGCGGAGCGTACCGCCGCGCGTTCCAGAACCTAGTGCGTTGGGTTTTCCGGGACCGCGGCAAAATCAGTGATATGGAGGATGACGAATGAACCTGAAACCGATATTTGAAAAAGGACAACGCCTGAAAGTCACGGCGATCGCCGCGGTCGGTGTACTGATCGGAGGAGGCGGAGGCCTGAGCGCGGAGTCCGTACTGACCGCGGTGGAGAACTTTCTCAGCCCTCCGGCTTTACCCGCGCACGGCACCGTTGTGAGCCGGATCCTTCCCACTATGCTCGTGCTGGAGAGGGAAGACGGCTCGACCGTGAACGTGATCGTTCCACAGGCCGACTTTGAGCAGTTCGTCGGCGGGGCGTACTACGTCGCGCGGCCCGGATCCGCGACGATCGAAGGCGACATTCAATTCAGATTCGAAGCCGCGCCGGATCCCGGACCGGATCCCGAACCGGAAGAGAAGCCGGAGTGAGCATGGCGGAGATCTATTGCGCGTGCGATGTCGCCTCGCAGATTGCTTGCGCGACCTGTCGCCTCGGAGAGATCCGGAACCCGGTGAAATGTTTCCGCGCTCCGTGGCCTCTGTTCGATGAAGCGGATCTCGACGCTCACGGCCTTGACGTCTTGGCGAAAGAGATCCTCGACGGATTGGCGGATGAAGACGGGATCGAGATCGTCGGCGGGGTTGTGTACTTCAACGACGACAAGCCCGGGGATCCGGGACCCGGAGGAAAGGCCCAATGACAGAAAGAGAGATCCAGAACATCTTGTTTGGTTGGGCAACGAATAAAGGGCATCAACTCGTCGTCCCGAATTGCGGTGTGAACGGCTGGGAGGCCGATCTGCTAAGCGTGACGGCGGCGAACTTTTTAAACGAGTATGAAATCAAAACAAATAAAAAAGATTACAACGCCGACTTTAAAAAGTCAAAACATCGGTATTTAAAAAGCGAGACGAAGGGAAGACGCCAATGGAGCCGTCCGAACTATTTCTGGTTTGTCCTTGACTTCGTCGGGGCGCGGGACATCGAAGTGCCGGACTATGCCGGACTGATAACGATCGACCACGACCTGCTTCGGCCCGTCGTCCGGAAGCCAGCCCCGAAGATCCACGTTGAGCCTATTGGAGACCGCACCCGGGGATATCTTGAGCGCGGCCTGATGTACAGATACTGGAAGGCGCGGATCAGGAGGAGAAAGCACAATGAGCCCGGACGTGAGAGATCGGATATTGGAGTTGTTGGAGAAGCGCACCGTGGTTGATGAATTTGCGATCCACGTCGTCGAGATGTTCCCCGCGTTGTGCGTCGTGGCCGGGGGAGCCGTCGCGATCTGGATCGTCTGGTACATCACGTTTCGGTTCGGTCATAAAACAAAAGGAGGTCCACAATGATTTTTCTAATTAACTGCGGGGGATGCTCGGAGTGGCGTCGCGACTCCGCCTCGGTCCATCTCGGACTCTGTACCCGTTTTAATGAGGCGCGACACGACCGCCGGGAACTCTGCGCGGCGGTCTGGGACGAGGAATGCAAACGACTCATCATGGCCGCTGGTCTCGATCTCGGCGTTGAAGATCTTGACGCCGTTTTGAACCCGAGGCTGGCTCTCGAGAAGGCCGGGGCTCAATGGCCGGAAGGCGATGGAATTGAGCGAGATCTCCGCGACGTCCCGAACCCTGATGCCGACTACCCGGACGAAGCCGAGACCTTTCCAGCCGGGAGGAAGGCCCGCAAAAAGAAAACCAAGATCAAATTGGGGGACGAGTAACGAACTGGGCTCGTGCGGCCCGCAATTCAAAGGAGAAAAGACAATGGCGAAGAGAACGAAGACGAAGACGAAAAAGAACGGGATCCGGATCGCGGTGTTTTGCGGATCCGGCCTGACGGAGTTCATCGATCCTATTATTGGCGCGCTCCGGGCCGACGGACACGACGTGCGGCAGAGCAACGCTGAGAACCCGGACGAGACCGTGAGGCTCGTGCGCTGGGCCGACGTGGTTTGGCTCGAGTGGGGGAACGAGGTCGCCGCGAAGCTGACGCAAGCCCGGGGACTTCTCGACGATCGCCACGTGATCCTCCGGGTTCACAGCTATGAGATCTTTGCCGGATATATGAAAACGATCCGATGGGAAGTCATCGACGTGCTAGTTGCGCCAACAGAATACACCCTAGCTTTGGCGATCGACTCGGCTCACATAGGGAAGGATGCGCAAAATTTCCGCACGGCTACGGTGGCGAGCGGCGTCGATACGAACATGTTTCAGCCGATTCAAGCCGGGCATGGGCCGCGGGTCGCCTTCGTCGCAAGACTGAATATGAAGAAGGGGATCCCGCTCCTCCTCCAAGCCTTCAAGGAGTTGACGCA